TCTCATTTGCTAAAGACTTGATGTAATCAGAAGGGTTAAGATTGTCCCGGAATGACAGACCTATGTCGCTAACACGCTGGGCAATGATTATCTCATCTATCTCATCTCCATTAGAAATGGCTTGTTGAACAACCCTAAATACAGCGGAGTGTAGCGATGTATCTTCCTGAGTAGAAGTCATCGTTTCCCGATAAAGTCGCTTATATCTATGTAACTCTCAGGATCTTTTAAGAGTCCCGCCAACAGCTGTTTTTCTAGTTCGTAATTATAAATCATCTGTTAATCCTTGCATTTCTGATGTTCCTTTAACCCAGTCTTCTAACGCTTTCCCTTAAACCTAACTCCATTTATAGTAGAATCAAATTTAGAGTAAATCATCGGACTTCCATCTTCAGACGCTACCGCTAGTATAACACCTTTGTACTTGTCTGAATCTCCAGACAGATCGTAGATCTTAGATACTAATTGCTCTGGGATGGTGAATGGAAACTCTTCTTCGTTCATAAATATATACCTTGCTTCTCAAATAGGGCTTTGTCTACAGTATCCTCTGGGTAGATCTCTACCATCGTTATATCGTTCATTTCACAGAAGTCCAGCTTTTTCTGATCTCTCCTTAACTGCTCCAAGTATTTTAACCTATTCTTGTGGAAATGCTTGACAAACTTGGTGTGTTGCGCCCCTTGGACCTCTACAGCCACCCTTTTATTGGCGTTGTAAAAGTCCAAGGAGAGCCTACTACCTACTATTCTAAATTCTTCAAAGACGACATCGTTCTTCCAGAATGGGAACAGAAAATCCTTGACCCCTTTCTGGAACTTGCTCAAGCTTGAAGCCCTCCCATTTTATATTGGTACTTCTTGGGGTTCTTGAGGTTTCTTAGTTTGCCATCGGCAGTATAGAACTTCATGAAAAACTCCTGAATGGCATTCTTAAAATAACCAATAAGGAATTCACACAACCCTTGGTTCTCCTCAATAAGTTTGAAGAGGTTGTTCTCCCCCTTGGACTTTTTCAGGCAAACTAAAGTTTGTTTCCGATAAGACTTCTTTAAAATCTTCTGTAATGCTGATCCAAGAGCCGCTCTTCTTAACAAACTCCCAAGCTGATAATAAATCTACGACTTCTTTCTCAACCCATATTGACCTACCCACCCTCCTGTCCATATCTTACAGGGTAACTGATAGACATGTTGGTCTTTTCGTTTGGTGACTTCTTCACAGTTACTTCGCAAAGTGTCCTATCGGTGGGTTTGTCTTAGGGGTCTATCTTCTTTACAGAAGGGTTCCTCAAAATCATATCCCCCATTATACCGGGGCTCAAACTGTATGATCCAATTGGCAAAGTGGAGCAAAGCGTTGCCCCCTGTAGCAGTAGTCTGTCTGACCGGACCCTTGGCGTATGGATCAAGTTTGATATCAGCCCTAACTTGGGAAATAAATATAGCCATATGCCCCTCTCTTTTGTAGGGCGATAGACATCTTCTTCATGAACACACCTGCTATCACAGCACCCCCTGCAACCTTAGTAGAGTCTTCAAAGTTTTTGTCTACATCATTCTTAGGGATAAGTCCGTCCACAGAGTCCAAGACAAAACAATACTTAGTCTTATCATCATTGAACTGCACGAGCTTCCTCATAAGATCAACTACGACCTCATAGATATTAGACTCAAACACAAAACAAGTGCCATCAACCCAATCGTCAGCGTTGAAGACGAAGTTAATACCTGATCTTTTTCTCATCTCTGGAGAAAGCCGACCTTCAGCTTTAATAAACACTCCTCTAGCACCCGGCATCTTTAAGAAGTTTTTCATCACCTCTAATGATTCAGAAGTTTTACCTCCCTCGTTCATGCCTACAAATCTATGTAATCCGGGTCCAAACCCTCCGTCAAGCTGCAAATCGAATTGAAGTGACCCGCTAGAGACTTTATAGTTGATCTCATCTTCAAAGTTGTAGTGATCATCTTTTGTTTCCTTGAGGAAACCTTTCAGCATTGTATTTGGGTTCTGTTCTTTACTCATCTAAAAAATCTTTTAGGGTTTTTCTTTTTGGGGTAAAACTGATGTCTTTCCCCGACTTTTCACCCAGATCATAATCTGGATAGCGAGAGTTGTCAACAACATAATTAAAAGCTCTAAACTTCCTGTCCAGAGTTTCTTTGAGCTTAGGGCTGACTAGGTAAGCCAATGAGTAGAACTTCTTCTGAAAGTTTACTATGTTCATAAACTCCAAAGAATACCTCTCGCAAAGGGTGTTCAAGAACTTCATCTCCCTAGCATAAAATGGACGCTTCCCTTGGTCGGGAACGTCCACTAGTCTAATCAAGATGTTTCTCTTGCTTATCTTCTTAGATTTAGCCATTCATGGCTAATTTAAACCTTATTTATGTCATGGTCAACCATTTTTCTCACAAGCCCTACGAAGTCCGTCTTGGGCTTCCACCCAAGGTTTCTGCGAGCTTCCGAAGAATCCCCCCACAACAACTCCACTTCAGCTGGTCTGTAAAAATCTGAATTCACACACATAAGGGTCTTCCCTTCATGCGTATATTTTTCATCTACACCTTTTCCTACCCATTCGCACTTTTCCACGGCAAAACCCGCAAAGTTAAAAGCTTGTTCTACAAACTCTCTAATAGTGTGAGTATTGTTAGAGGATAAGACATACTCTCTAGGCTCTTCTTGGTTCAGCATCAACCAAACACCTTCTACAAAATCTTCAGCGTCACTCCAATCTCTTTTCGCATCAACGTTCCCCAACTCAAGAGGTTTGAAATCGTCCGACATATATTCATTTTTAATCCTAGCGACATTCTTGGTTATTTTACGAGTAACAAACTCCTCTCCACGGCGAGTTCCTTCATGGTTAAATAACCAGCCTTGGATAGCAAACAGGTTGTAGGAGTCCCTCCACACCTTGACCATATGCCTCGCACTAGCCTTAGAAACCCCATACGGGCTTCTTGGACGTATGGGGTGAAGCTCTGACTGAGGCGAATACAAAACATCTCCAAACTCCTCTGAAGATCCAGCATTGTAATATCTACAGTCGGGACAGTGCTTACGAATAGCCTCAAGCTGATATAAAACAGCCATTGCATTCGTCTCCATGTGATTAACTGGCATCTTCCAGCTCACACCCACAAAAGAATTAGCAGCAAAATTAATAAAGTAATCGGGCTTCTCTTCGGAAATAACTAACTCAGTATTAGCTTGATCAGCCACATCAAGGTCTATTAAGCTAAATCTAGGGTGATCTAGAAGGTGTTGAATGTTAACGTGATTCTTGACACTTAACCTACGAACACCAGCTACAATAGTATGCTCTGTATTTTTCAAGAGGTAATCAGCCATAAAGCTGCCATCTTGACCTGTTACGCCAGTGATGATTACTTTTTTCATTCAATCTCTTCTTATGGATTTATTATAAGATCTAGCCTCATGCATTAAACTAAAAAACTTTCCATATTTTTCTGAGGTTCTTATTAACGCAGAAGTATCTTTAGGAAAACAATGCCCTCCAAAACCTCTTTCTTCCGTAACGAATGAGTGACTCTCCCCTATGCGAGGGTCAGCAGTCGTATGTCTTCTTACTTCGTCATAGTTCACCCCCATCTTGTTGCACAAATCATAAAGCTGATTAAAAAACGAAACCTTTAATGCTAGAAAATTGTTTTTAGCGCACTTTGTCATGATCAGAGCCTCTGGGTCAGAATCTACACACTCTATCATTTTGAATACATCTGACCAAAAACTGAAGTCATCACCCCCAACAAGAATAGACTCCATGCTATCGACATCTTCAACCCAAGAATCTTGCCTCAAGAACTCTGGGCTAAAACTGATATTTCGATCAGGAAACAGACTTCTTATTTCACGCCAACCTTCTAAGCAAATAGTGCTTTTTATCAAGATTGGGACATTTGGGCTTTCCTTTATAACCTCTTTAACATGCCTCATCTGGCAGGAGCCATCATCTTTCTGAGGGGTAGCTACGCAAACAATGACAGCTTCAGTATTGTTAGGGATTCCTTGACTGTGATCTTTGTAAGCTGGGTCACTGATTGTTAAACTGCAGCCAGAGACCTTATCTATAATAAACTTTTCGTAAGCCTTTCCTACAAAACCGTAACCTGCTATCGCTATTTTCATTTTTTTATCCAATCTGTCAAGTTCTTAATGGGGTTCCAGCCTAGAAGTTCTCTTGCTAACTTGGAGTCAGAAAGAGTATCTTGAGCTTCTCCCCTCCTATCATTATAATAGATAACTTCTTTCTGTCCATACATTTTAGAAACCTCATTTACTGAGAAATTACTCCCCCTGCCTAATTCAAAAACATTCCCCCATGAGTTTTTATCACTGATTAAGACCAAGGCGTCTACAATATCATCTACATGAGTGAAATCTCTACGCTTCGACCCATCTCCATAAATGTTAAAAGGACGACCTTCTCTGCGAGCTTTGTCCCAAATTCCAATTAAGGTAGCTGCCCCCTCTTCCAACTGGCGAGGACCGTAAACGTTGTAGAATCTAGCTGTACTCGCTTTAAGGTCAAATAAACTTCGATAGAGTTCGACTGTCTCCTCAGACAGGTCTTTTGTAAATGTATATGGATTTTTGAATTTTCCAGAATGGTGCGAGGAGCTGCCAGCGAAAACAAGGGGTATTTTATAAGATCTGCTGAATTCACAAACGTTAAACGTGGAGATTACATTATTCCTCGCATACAAAGTGGGGTTTTCGAAGGAGGGTTGGATTCTTGCAGAAGCAGCCAAATGATAAACAAGCTGGACTCCTTGCCCAACTTCTTCCGGAAACCCCCTTGAGAGATCAAAGTTTATATAAACAACACCATCAATTTCATTCTGTTTTTGACCAGTAGAGTAGTTATCTACACTTATGACCTCATGCCCATCTTCGACAAGCCTTTTGCAGAGATTATACCCTACAAACCCTACACCGCCAGTAACTAAGATTTTTTTCATTATTCGAAATATTTATCTTTCACTTCTTTATGCCCGACATGTAGACATATAGGATATTCAACCCCAACTTTTCTGACCACACTCTCCACATCATAACCACACACACACCATTGCAACGGAAGTAAGTATGGGTTAATGGAAGTTTTCCACATAGCTCTCCAAAGATGGATGGTGCCTCTAGATGGGTTCTTCTTAAAATTTTCTAGATAAGTAGTGTAAAACTCTCTTGCCCTCTCATTCTTGGGGTCAAAAGTCATAGGGGTCATATTTGTTATATAGCCATTGCCCCCACTCTCGTCCTCAGAAATATTATAATCTGAGTCTGAACCAATATGGCCGTCAATTTTAACCAAATCTCTCGAATTGGCTGGTAAGCAGCAGCCGAATTTTTCAGTTATTTTCTTCAAGGTTTTAAATGAAGAAGGGTCACATATATACATATCCGAATCCATGCTTACGCATACCTCTTTAGATTCCAGCATACCGAAAACTTTATAGAAATCGCAGCAGTGCCAGCCATACCTAGGGTTGTTTTTATCAAACGGGGGTTTTACTTTAACAACCTCCACCCCATCTATCTGAATGTCCATATCTGTGTACAAGACAATTTCAGCCTCTGGATAAACCTGCCTATAAGATGAATAAGTCGGATCTAACCTTGATAATTTTTGTAAAAAATTTGAATCTCCAGCATTAACTCTTTGGTATCCAAATTCCGCTAATATTAATTTCATAATTTGTACAATGAGCATTTTTTTATAGGATCAAAATCCCAAGTCCAAACACCTATATCTTTGTATTTTTTTTCACAAAATTCGTAAAAATCCAAATCTAATTCGAAATCGCCCACTTTGTCTTTGAAGTAAAGGTCTTTCATTCTACTGGACACATTCTCTGAATAAGGCCAATTTGTTTTGAACCTTATATCAGTATAAAGTATTGGCTTGTCAACCCTTTCTTTAATTGTGTCAAAAAGGATTTTATGATCACAATGTCCATACTCCCCGTAAGGATTGTGCGTTAAAATATAATCGAAGTCTTTGGAATTGATTTCATCGACAATGTTTGTTAGACAATTAGACAAGGAGTTCTGCCTTGTCTCAAGCATGTAAAAATCAGAATCATTATCTATGATGGATAATGGTATTTCTTTTTCAGCACAAATGTCAATTAGCGCATTTTTTCTGTGGCAACACCAAGCTCTACCTAGATTATTAGCGTCAGAAGAACACATCAACACCTCTTTTTCCAAATGACGGTTTTGCAAAATAGGCCACCCAAATATTATCTCATCGTCTGGGTGGGCGAAAACTAGTAATGCTTTTTTATTTTTTAACTCCATGGATTTTATCTAAAACGTCACCCCAACTTCCTTTAAATAATATAAAGTTAATGTTGTTTTTTTCAAGCTCTTTAATTACATCCCCATAGAGATGTATGTATGACGCACCAATATGCTGCATCCTTGATAGGTCATCAATCAGCAAACTACCCCTATGACTAGACATGAACTCTACTTTTTGCATAGTTCTTTCCACCAGCACCAAAGAATCATATTCGAAGTCATGGTAATTTAACCAGTCTTTGGTTATGTTGAAACCGTCTTTTATTGCTCCTCTAGCGGTCAAAAAATGTATTTCATGTTCCTCTTTCAATCTTTTTATTGCGTCTTTCGACCCAGCAAGAGGTTCGTCTTGCATCATTTCTTCCCTAGTAAATGCCTTGTCTGAGAGATCAACTGAACCGTTTTTCCCTATTGTTGTATTTCTTTGTATACGAACCCAATGGTTGTTGATAGTGCTATCTATATCGCAAAAAATTTTCATTTTTTTACTTTTATAACTGCTATACAAGCGTTTACACCCATATACCCTCCATCTTCATAAGACCAAGGGGCTTCTGGGGTGAAGGTTTCAAATTCTAAATTTCTCGCTTTGATTGATTCAACCATAAGATTGAAGGCTTCAAAGCCTTTGTTCGGTGTTCCGTAATTGTAAAAATCGTGAGTACAGAATAGGAATTCATCTGCTGTTTTATCCAAAATAAGTTCGCAAGTCCTCTTGTCTAAAAAAGCATCATTGAAAATGAAATCTATATCACGGATATCTAATTTTTCCAAAATAACAGAGCTGTGACCTTGATGAAAATGTATTCTTTTGTTATAAGGGTCTCCGTCTGACCAAAACGAAGACAAAGAGTCGCAGGTGTTTATCTCAGCCCCTATCCCTTTCGTGGCCAAAGCCATCGCATAAGCAGAAGTTCCCACCCAAGTTCCTATCTCAAGAATACTTCTAGGCTTCTCCTCCCAACACAGTAATTGCAAAAACTTACAGTCAATGTCGCAGACTGATTGGTCTTCCGATAGGTGTTTCATAGCAGAATACTTTAATTCCAATGTTTCACTCCAACTATTCTCAAGTTTTAATTTGTGTTTTTTTAGTAATTTCTCAATTAGCTCTCTCATAAACTTCTTATCATGTTCTCTAATGCTTCAGACTGATTATTGTATGTAAATATTTGATAGTATCCTGAACTATTATTAACTCCATAAATTTGATATTTTTCAGCCAGACTTTTCTCGATAGATGTTTTCTTAACAGTCATGACTGGGCAAATCGATTCTCCAATAATATTCTCTTCACTTATTTTTAACCTTATCTTTTTGCAATTATTGTTTATAGTTTCCCTTAACTGGTCCACATTAATTTTCTTTAATTTCTCCAGTAGGTGGTCAAAAATATATGTAGGCGTTGTGCTAGGGGTCTGGTTGCTTCTTTGAAAGAACTTGTATCTCGACAAATTCAAATACGAAAAAGTCCGTTCATCTACAAAATCAGACCAAGAATCCTTCTTCACAGCTACTATGCTCAAACCTATAAGAGATCCTAATTGCTTGTTGGAGCAAGTAGCAAAAACTTTTGAAGGGTTAGGGATATCGTAGTACGGAAAGGAACTTATCGCATCTACATAACAATTTTCTTTATAAAAGGTTTGCGAGTTAGAGGTCTCTAATTGGCAAAATAGGTTAGCGCCTTCTTTTGAGCTTTTGCTGTACAACTTAGAAAGTTTTTTCCAACGGTCCTTGAACACACCTTCTTTTCCTATGACTTCTATTTTGTTTTTACAGGAGAAAAAAATAGACTCAATACCAATAGTCCCACTACCTCCAACAAAAAGAACATCGTAATCTTGCAAACCGAACTTTTCTTTAAACTGGTTAACTGTCTCTAAATACTTATAACGGAAAGACAAGTCTCTGTGAGACTCGTCTACGTTTACTAAATACTCAAGATGTTTATTGGGACCAAACATTTTTTAGTGATTTATACATCAAATCAAAATGGTTATTTTTGTCAAGCCAATTATTGTAGTACATAGGTATTTCTTTTTCTAAAGCACTTTTATTTTGTAAAAGAAAATTCACTAATGATGGCTCGCTTGGGTTGAAGAATGGTGGGTAGTAACCACAGTAGCCAATCATCGGATATCCTGAAGCATAGGTAGGCTGTACCTCAAGGAAGGAAATCTTTTCTTTTTTTTGATCTATGACAACGTCCACACCTTGCATGTTCAAACCTAACGAGCTGATAGATTTGCATATTTCTTCTTTGTAATCCTTACAAATTTTTTCGCAGACTCTATTATAGTATATCCATTTATCTATGTCTTTTATGTTAAATTTCCCAGCAGTAATCGCCAACCAGTCCTTAGAAGAGACAACTCTAGCGTATCCAGAAATCACATCTCTAGATGTCGCATGTATCCTGAATGAAACGTTCACATCTAGCTCTTTATCAATAGTGTCTAGAAACTCAACGCACATAAGCTTAGTGTCAATCCCACTGGAATGGTCTTTGTATTTTAAAATTTCCACCCTGCTCTCTTCAAAACTTTTTTCGGATTCAATAAGCTTAGTATGGTTCCCAGCAACAGAATCATTAACCCTTATTAAAACCGGGTAGGTGAAACTTGAAGCCTCTAAACGCTCCTTAAAATCTTCGTACGTTTCGAATACAAAAAAATCTGGACAAGATACGTTATTTTTTCTCCATGAACCAAAGGCTGCATCTTTGCACTGCACAGATTTGAACCCACGAGCAGAATTTACTAAGTAGGGGACATCCCCTATCTCGTCACTTTGATCCACCATGCCATCATACTCAGACTTGTTCATTAACTCTGGGTCTGGATACCACCTTATGTATTCTACGGAATCTTTGTACTTTTTGTAAGTCTCTAGAACTGAACACCCATCCTCACCATCGCAATCTATAACCTCTCCGAAATGTTTCTCTACAGCTTCTTTTTCAAAGATCCTCCAATTTTTAGGCTCCCTTTTCGAAGACCTGTTAGCACTGATTACTTTATACATTTTATTATTTTTTTTGAATAATCTAGATTAATTCTCTCAGGTATAGTTTGGGCAAAACCATCTGATTTTAAATGATAAATAAAAGCGTCATCATTATCTTCAACACAGGAAACATCCTTCTCATATATGTGTTGAATTTTAAAACCTTGGAATGTATTGACAACCTTACTAAGTGCAGGACTTTCTTTGTGTTTAAAGTCTGTTATTGTAGTCAAATATTGTTTCCAAATTTGAATAAAAATAATAGTTTTCGAGTAATCAATTCCTCCAAAAAAAGAACCTATGTGGGAAGATATATTGTTGTTGGGTCTATAACACGCAACTATATCAGCGAATGGATTTATAATACTTTCAAAAGATCTTTGAAAAACCGAGTCAACATCAATCATGAATGATGGTGTTTTAGTATTTTCTATGACTTGGTACAAGTAGTCCATTTTAGAATAAGTGTTCAAACACCAATCGGAGTCATGTAGTTTTTTATGCTGTGTCTTATGCCCAGTTTCTATAATGATATTTTTATTGAAGTTACTCAAAAAATCCTTTGATTCTTCACTCAAGCCAGTATCGAAAATATAGACACTTATAAGATTGTCTGTGTCTGCATTCTGATACAAAGATTTTATAAAAAGCTCCAAAAAAGGAAAGTAGTCCTGATTTGATACAGTAAGAATGTTATATTTCATTTGTGTATAAAGTATACGTCTTTCCTATTTTTTTGATACTGTTTAAAATCGCTACATGCAGGATTTCCCATCATCGTTCTTTTATCCGAAAAAACAAGCCTTAGTAAGTACTGGCAAATCCACATATTGGCATTGAAAGACTCATCCTCCATATCTTTACGTATTCGGCAAAAATTATCGTAAAACATAAGCATATCATGGTACCTGCCCCCTACAACACCCATGTTTATCAAATCCCACCTATTTAAATTTAACAATATTTTCATTTTATCTGCCCAGTTATTTTTTTCGTGGATATGAAGATATGGAAACTGGCCTAATTTAATAGAATCCTTGCAGGTATAAAAATTGAAGTCATTGTGATCCTCAATTAAACCTCTAGGATTTTTAACAACCACTACATCTGAAACATCAGTATGAAAAACGTAGTCAGATTTGTTGTACTTCAAGAAGTTATGAAAGCAAAAGAACCTGTAGTCATTATTTGAATAAGGGGATTCTTCTACTTTTAGAAAAGTAACATTTTTATTTGTGTGCTTCTCTACAAAACTAGGTGACAAGTTGTCATGGAATATGCACCCATCTAAATTGTTTTTTAAAATAGACCCATACCATTCTTCAATGTAAGAAAAATCGTCATTTCTAACAAAACCATTGTCGTCCCTACCAACCACATGGGGGTCATTAGGATTATTCGGATGTGGTTTTTTCGTGAAGTAAGAAGTCAGAATCAAGCTAGACACGCATGATTATACCTTAAAGCTCCTCTTCTTCAACAACTAGTTTTATTTCAGTCAAAAAAGGGTAAGCATTTAGCAGATCTTGATGCTCTGCAAACCCCTCATCGTCCCAACTCCACTCACTATAAACCTCTTCTTCGTCCCAAGCTAAGACTTCGTTAGAAACCATCTTGCTGACAGGTTTTTTAGACCAGAACTTGCAGCTCCAATAACGAGGAGTTGTCTTATCTTTAGCTGTATCACATTTGTGCCTAGCTCTGAAACTGCGGCGGCGAGCGGGGTCATCACGTTTGATCTCCATGTTTGGATCACCAAACTTTACCATAACTATATTGCCAGTCTTTGGATTTTTGACATAAACCCCATACTTCTTCTTGCCACCTTTTAATCTAAAGGGCTTGTTCAAAGTTTTCTTTTCTGCGTCTGAGTATTCAAGATCTTCAATCTCTTGATCTGACTCTTCATCAGTGATGGACGCTTCAAGCATTTCAAGGCGAGCCAAAACAAAATCAATCTCTTCGAACGCCCAGAAAGCTTTCCCTTGCTCTTCTAGGTAATACTCTTCAGAACCTTTGGCTACATCTTGATCAGCGGCACGGTAAGATTTCTTAACACTGCCGCCACGGACCATCTTCAGGAACATATTGACACGAGCCATAGCCCACTGCCCCCTAGTTTTTCCGGGACGGTGGGAGGATGAGAAAGCCCCAGCACCACGACGGTAGATTTTCTTTAACTGACCTAAAGTAACTTTCTTGGAGTGCTTTTCGTTATGCTCTTTTACTTTGTTCTTTAGGGCTGTGACCACCTTGGCTGAGAACGTAATAGATTTTCCATCTTTTCCAGCAGAACCCTTTTCGTTTTTACTGGAACCCTTTTTCTTCTCAGAAGGTTTAGCAGGTGTTTGAGCCGCCCCTTTTTTGCCGGGACGTTTCGCCGCTTTAGAACTTTCTAAAAACTCCTTTGCTTCTTTTGAAAAATCGAACTCCATTATACTTTATAATACACTTTTTTTTATTAAAAATGAAATTAACCCTCGCAAGATGTACATGTAAGTATTGACCTAGCAAGCTCTTGGCTAGGATTAGCACTTCTCTGGTAGTAAAAGCCCTTGATTCCATTCTCCCAACCATAAACCATAAGTTGATTTACTTCTTTGAATGGTGTTTCTGGCGGGACCATGATGTTCAGCGACTGGCCTTGATCGATATGCTTTTGACGTTGAACAGCCTGTATTACCACCTCCTTTTGAGAAATCTCCCCAAATGTTTTAAAAACATCCTTTTCTTCCCTAGATAAAAAATCTAAATGCTGGACAGAACCACCTTTTACTAGGATCGATTTCCAAACTGCATCTGTGTTCTCACCTTTCTCATCCAATAGCTTCTCAAGCTCAGGGTTTCTATAACGAAACTTTCCTTTGGCTAGATCTTTGGTAAAGTAATTAGAGTTCAAAGGCTCTATAGAAGGGGAGACCTGACCGAGTATAAAAGAACTACTTGTAGTAGGAGCAACAGCTAAAGTCGTTGTATTTCTACGTTCATAACCCTCACAATACATAGGCTCCCCTAATTTCTCAGATAGATACTTGGTTGCTTTGTCACTACAACGTCGAATATGTGAGAATATCTGACTATTGAGTAACTTAGCCTCCATACTCTCAAATGGTATCATGCGACTTTGTAACAAAGAATGCCAACCTAATACACCCATCCCGATAGCACGATGCCTTTTAGCAAAATTGTGAGAGGCTTCCATGAATGGTATCTTCGCTGTCTTCTGAACATACTCTTCCATGACAGCATCTAGGAACATAGTTAATACCTGAACAGCATCTGTGTATTGGATTTCGTCCCAACGATAAAGGTTTATTGAAGACAAACAACAAACAAATGATTCATCTTCTTTCGATGGCAGACTTATCTCGTTACAAAGGTTAGAAGCATATATCTTCATATCTTTATCCTTGTAACAATCAGGGGCCTGTTCATTGGCATTATCTTGAAAAAATATGTAGGGGTAGCCCGTCTCATACCTCTTTTTTATAACGCTCCCCCAGAGCTGCCGCTTTCCCATGTCTCCATCAACCATCTCTTTCATCCAAGAGTTTGTTACCGTCACTGCGAAAGACATTTCTTGAATAGGATGTCCTTCACCACGTATCCTTAAGAACTCTTTGATATCTGGGTGATCTATAGGTAGATAAGCTGCAAAACTGCCACGCCTAACGCTACTTTGGGAAACAACAGAAGTTACAGTATTGAAAAGCTCCATAAAATGGACTGAACCCGAAGACTCTCCACCGGAACTTATAGAAGCCCCACGACCACGAACATCTCCAAAGTAACCAGATGTCCCGGACCCGTGCTTAGTTTGCATACCCACCTCGCACTGTTTCTCTAGTATAGCATCCATAGTGTCAGCTACATAGACACCATTGCAGGAAATGGGGAGTCCCCTCTCTCTGCCAAAATTAGCCCAGACAGGGCTTGCTAGAGAAAAAAAACCTCTAGCCATATAAGACTCAAAACTTTTAGCAAAACCTGCTACACCCAAGTAATCTTCAGCGGTCTGGGCTATCTGTTCAATTCTTTGTTCTACGGTTTCACCTTCTAGCAGGTAACCATTTTCAAGAAAAGTCCTTGAGTCCTCATTAAGCCAATAGTAGTTTTTCATTTATTATTTAGAATAGGTCTTCGACATCAAAAGATTGGGAATTTTTAGAGTATTCCACTGGCCTTGAGTGAAAAAAGTCCGTCATGTTATTACCCAATAACTCCTCCTCAAACCAGATTGTATTCTGAAGTAAGGTTTTGTCAATATCAAATGCAGATTCAAAGCCAATTTTATCCAATGAATCATTTATCCTGTTTTTAATAAACTCTTTCAAGATCTCTTTGTTAAGTCCCTTCTTGTCATAGTCACCTACCATCCAATCGACAATTTTAGACTCAGCGTTGAATGCTTCGTGTGCTTCATGGAGAATACGGGCTTCTAATTCCTTGTCGAAAAGTTCAGGATGCTCTTCACGGATAGTGTTAATGATCTTAATACCTACCAAGGCGTGGATGTTCTCTTCATTCCTTGTGTACTTCACTTGCTGTCCAGTATCCTTTAACACATTTCTGTACCTGTTGAACCAATTAATGATGTAAAATTGGGAGAACAGTGACACATTCTCTACAAAAAGGGTAAAGAGGATCAAAGCATAGACATATTGCTTTTTTGAATCTTTGTAAAATCTATGATTGTACTTTCGGAGGTATTTCACCCTGCCTTCAATAAAATCCAATTTTAAGTTCTCCTCAAAAACATCCTGTAAACCCAACACTTCTAGTAGACGCTCGTAAGCATTATTATGAATGACTTCTGTGTTGGCCATGACATACCCCAAATCAGACAGAGATGGGTGAGGTAAATTATCACCAAGTTTGGCCCAAAACTTCTTGACCGCTACTTCAATCTGACCAATAGCAGACAAGGCTCTAACATTGATCTGCCTCTCATCTTCACCAAGATTGACCTTAAAATCTTGAACATCACTGGTAAAACTAAACTCTTTGTCGGTCCAAAACCCGTTGTGCATTGCTTCGATAAAATCTTGGGTCCACGGATAGTGGTCTGGCTTTCGTGACATTTGTTCTGTAAAGATCATAGCAAATAATAATTACACCTTATCCCTGTTTTAGTCTTGAGTCGAGCGAAAATATTGTGATTTTTTTTTGTTGACATGATCCCCAATTACACTATAATAACCGAGAACGGTTAAGAAAATCGAAAGAAACGTAAAAGAAACAGAGAAGCCTCTGATACAGTAGACGTTATAGCTACAGATTACGTTCTTATAATTATATTATAATAATATAATATACTATAATAGGTTGACAATTGGATGAAATCGGATACAATAACAATTGTGAAGGATGAGGAATTAATTTTAAAAATTAAGGATGACGCCGACCAAGACTCTTTGCTAGAGTTGATCGACAGACATTCTGGTATATACCATACTATGGTAGACCGTTTCCTATCTGGTCCGACCAATTGTAGCGATAAACAAAATTTCCTAGAAGATAAAAGCTTGGCGATTTACAATTCAGCAATAAATTTCGACCCAGAGAGAAACACAAAGTTTCCCACATACCTAGCAAACGATACAAAATGGAAGTGTTTGAACACACTAAGCAAAAGGAAGAAGTTCACGCAATGTTCTCTTAGTGAGGTTAAATCAGAGCCGTCTTCGGACAATGGCATGACCTCAATGCAAGAACAGGAGGTTCTATCCTTGTTTAAATCGTTTGTGAAACAGGAGTGTGACGAAAAAACAAAAAAGGTTATTGACATGAGGTACAACCAGTGCCTTAATAAGACAACTCCTTGGAGAATCATAGCTGGTAAAGTAGGTATGAGTATTCAAGGAACGATAAATATCCACAATAGATGTTTATCACAATTTAAGAAAGTTAGTAATTATGTATAATACAGTAACAGCAGTAGGTTATCTGGTTAAAGATCCAGAAATGAAGCAGACAAATAGCGGAAAAACTGTAACCCGACTTCGGGTTGGTATTTCCCCTAGTAACGCAAAAACAAAGTGCTTCATTGATCTTGAAGTATGGGATAAAACTGCTGAAGTAGCAGGAAAATATCTCTCAAAGGGTCGAGAGTTTGTCTTTAGTGGCGAGCTTGCAATGGACTCTTGGGAAAAAGATGGAAAAAACTTCTCCAAGTACTACATCAAGGGACGGGACATCCAATTCCTTAATTCTGGTTCCAAGGAGAAGAAGGACGATGATTCAAAGACCCCAGCGTCAGTAGGTGCTGGAGATGACGAAGTGCCATTTTAATGAAGATCTTAGTAGAAGCACCTATTAACTCCCTCAGCCTCGGCAATGTTAGCTATAACATTATCAGGGAGTTGTTTGAGAAAGGACACGATGTTGGTATCTGGCCTACTGGGAATATAGACCTTAAAGCATATGATGTTTCAGATGAATTAAAGTCTAAGATCCAGAACTCAATCAATAATAGGTACTCCTACTTAGGTGAAGAAATTCCCTGTTTAAAAGTTTGGCATCTCAATGGTTCTGAAAATCGTAAAAATGAAAAACAATACCTGTATTCGTTTTATGAGTGTAATAACCCTACGGAAGTAGAAGAACAAATTTGCGATGCCCAAACTGAAACATTCTTTAGTTCTGAACACGCTGCTAACCTGTTTGGCAGCAGCTTCAGCCCTTTGGGTTTCGACAAAGACTTCAAAGAAACAAAAAAAGAATACCTGAGTGATGTTATTCACTTTGGTTTAATGGGCAAGTTTGAGCATAGGAAGCATACAGCTGCTATTATTAGAACTTGGCTAAAGAAATATGGGAATAATCCCAAGTATCAGTTATCTTGTTTAGTAAACAATCCGTTTTACAAACCGGAGGACATGCAAAAAACCTTGGACGCTGTTCTAGGTGGGCAAAGATACACAAATATCAACTTCCTTCCTCATTTAGAGAAAAATTCAGAAGTGAATGAGTTTCTGAATGCAATAGATGTTGATTTGACAGGTCTTTCTGGAGCAGAGGGCTGGAACCTTCCTTCATTTAATGCAACCTGTTTGGGGAAGTGGAGTATTGTTTTGAACGCCACATCTCACAAGGATTGGGCTACAAAAGAAAACTCTATCCTAATAGAACCTAATGGAGAAGTAGATTGTGCTGACAATGTATTCTTCAAGAAAGGTTCGCCTTTCAACCAAGGGACTTTCTACTCTTGGGATGAGGATCATGTGATTAAAGCTATGAAAAAAGCCGAAAATAAGGTGGGACAAATTAACACAGAGGGACGAAAGTTGGCAGACAAGATGACTTACTCTAATACTGTGGATGTTATTATGTACCGTATATTCAAGGATTTTGATGTGGTATAAAATATGATAAGGATATATTATGATTGATACATTATTTGATAACCTATTTGAAGATTACTCATCTAAACCTTACAGCACCATTAAAGACAAAGGGGACTTTTACGAACTAAAAGTAGAACTTCCCGGTTTCTCTAAGGAAGATGTTGAAGTAGAAGTTTCAGACGATTTACTTCAAATTGAAACTAAGCCTAAAGAATCCAAGAAGAGATGTTCGGTAAAACTTATGAAAAGAGTTTATACAGAAAACATAACTTGTAAAATGGAGAAAGGGCTGCTCCATCTAGAGCTACCTAAGAAAGGGGTGGTTAAGCCTTGTAAGATCAAGGTTAATTAAACAGCGGGGGTGGAAACGCCCCCGTTTTTATTTATAATAATATATGCCTCTTTACACTTATCGTCACCCAGACACAGGAGAGGAGAAAGATGTTCTCCAATCAATGAATGATGAGCATATCTATATTGACGAGTTCGGCCTTGAGTGGAAAAGAGTCTTTACTGTCCCTCACGCATCAATTGACTCAAACATAGATCCTTTTAGTCAAAGTCAATTCAGGGACAGCACAGGGGCAAAGAAAGGTACTGTGGGTAATATGTTAGACTACTCAGAGGAGATGAGCCAACGTAGGGCTGAGAAAGCTGGAGGAGAAGACCCTGTGAAGAAAAAATACTTCGACGATTACGCTGCAAAAAGAAATGGTCAGCGCCACGTTGCAGAACTCAAAACCTACGAGAGTAAGAATGTTAAGGTTGATTATGATTAGAGACCGAATCTAGATTTAGTGGCATTGTAGTTCTGAGATATTTCGGCTTGTGTCAAAGCTTTGTTATAGATTTTAACCGAATAGACTCTACCTTGAACTTCTCTATAGCCGTTCGCACCTGCTTGGACAGCATCTCCCATGCCGGTAGTAGTAGAAAAATTCTGTACACTACCACTTAAAGATTCTGAATTCTTTAATACAGCATTAATATAATTTTTTTGAGTTGTACCGTCCCACGTAAGTATAATCTGCACTATGTTTGAATTACTAGCTACGACTCCAGTATTCATATTAACATATTGACCATTCAACGATGCTGTATATTTACCATCACTGGATACACCAATATGCAAATAAGAATTCCCTGTGGAATGATTATTAGAATTATTATGCAGAAGATATGCAAATCCCGCTGCTGCACCACTCGATGCAATTATATTTGTCCATATTTCATAAGTCTGAGATGATGAAGCTCCTATAGGAGTAGTAAACGTAGCTCTGTCACTAGCACCATCAAATACAATCGCGCCTCCATTTGCAGAAGTAAAATCTGGTCCATTAATTAATGTACTGTTGTAGCCATTACCACTTCTATCTGTCCAAGTTACCCCGCTTCCAGAATAAGATAATTTATCTGAAGCGTCTAAGTTTAGAACTAGTCCGTCAGTAACAATATTCTTGCTGTTTTTTATTTTTAAACCCATTTTATTGATTTTCTATTTCAAAACTGAAGCTGAGTGAGTAGTTCATGTTGTCGTTAACATCCATAGAATAGGCAGAGCTTTCCAATCTTAGAGAATCAAAAGAGAATGTATTTTGATACTCCCCGCTTCTATCTTGTATCTTTACGTCAAAATCATAACTTGATTCTGTGTTCATCAGTGCCGCCAATTCACCAGTGGCAAAACCAGAAACCAAAAGGTCCATACTTACAGATGCTGTTATAGGGTATTGTATTTTTCTCCCATACACATAGTCACTACCTAGCCCATGAAGGTCTGTCCTTTGAATAGGGATGTCAAAAGCGAAAGATTGTATATGAGCATCACCACTTATAGGCGCACCCCCAACCTCTAAGTTTTGTAATGTTACATCAACATCTGTAGGACTACAAAGTGGAGGAGAGAATCTATTTATGTTACTATAGTAATCAAACCAGAACTACCAGCGTCTTCTAGGTGAACAGCACCAACATTATTGTTATTGCCTGACTGTAAATTTATAGCTGGATTCTACAGCCTCAGTAAATGGGCCTTTTACCATCGGTAAGATTAGAGCATTTATAAGATGTAGAAACTACAGGCAGAGACCCTACTGAAAACCCTAAGAGAATAACTCGTCAGAAAAGCATTACCGATAGAAATGAGCTTCAGATTGTTGTTAAATTCGCCACACTTCAGAAGCATTATTGTAACCATATCAGAACCTTGATGTTCATGATTTACTATATAAAAATTTTGATCCTCATTAGTATAACCCTCAAAAAATCCCGTACCTTGATAAGAAGGGTTAGCATCTACCAAACCTAATAAACTTTCGTTTAGCATTGCTGGTGTGTAATAATAATCGATAGACAAATCTACGTCTGGCATCCTAGTAATATCATTTACAGCTAAACCTTGAGACCCAATCTGCTTTGACTTCTGCCTATCTTGGGAGAACCCTACAGACACACTCTGAACGGCACTCATAAAAGCCCCACTCATAGTCGCTCCGTCCCTGTCTGATGTAGTAAAAGCTGGTCTTTGCCCAGCAATCACAAGAGAGTTATTACTTTTTAATATATCTCTGGCCATATTAAGTGTCTGTTGGGATTATGCCTATAACGTCTTCTACTAGGCTTACTTGTAAATCGTTTGAGTTAAAATAGTTCCAAGTGTGGGTCCAAGAAGGGGAGTAGAAAACCTTTGGCCTATTATAAACAGATGGTATTTGATGTCTAAAGTTTCTATAACCACCTTTCGTTTCTAGGAAGTGGACCATAGCCTTCAGTTGTTTGTTCGATATGTTTTTAAAGGAGTAGTCTACTGGGAAGGTTGCATTGTTGTCATTAGACTTTACTCTTTGTCTAAAGGAGTTTTTGAATTCCAGCCGCTCGTTCTTAAAATTAACAGAGTTGTTAAACCCAATGTCAGGCTCAAAGAAAAACTCTTGACTCCACTTACTAGAAGAACCTGTAGGTCCATCCGCACTAGTAGATGACGAAGTGTGGTCTTCGGTGCAGTAATAGAAGTTATTTAATTTGTTTGTATTGACACCACTGTAGATTATGTCGAACTTGTCATAAGAGGTTGATGTTGCCCAGTTCACTAGTGTGTAATTAATAAAATTCATCCCCGACCAATTCAAAAGGTTTGGGGACTGGTCTACAACTATAGACGCATCCAGTTCATAATGCTGATTATTGACATGGTTGATAGAGTAACTGTCACATATTCCACTGACCGTATTGTAAGTTGTGTCATTGAATGATATTGGGAACATCTGATCACCATGTTTATCCTCAAAAAAGACGGCAGCTTTTTGAGCATTGGTTTCATTCGTCTCATACCTCAGGTTAAAAGTAGCCTCCAAGTTATTCAACGAGTTAGGGAGTGTGTTCGTGTAAGAGTCTTTAGTATCGTATTGGAACAGTTTAGAGTTGAACGAAACTGAAGAGCCGTAACTAGGAGTGCCGATTCCTGACAAAGCAGACTGCAAAGCTACCCCCGATATATTCTCATCTCTATTATAAAATAAATCACTCATGACCGACATAACTAAGGTTTAAACGTAAAGATCCATCAGCAGACATACTTAGGTTTTCTGAAACAAGAGAAGCATTTGGGATCGTGAGAGCTTGGATGTTAGCCCCGGTTCTTCCGTCTATGTCAAAGCTCACTGTCTTGTCCTCCCTAGAGTTCAAGAAATTAAATCCACTCTCCAAGAAAGCATCATCCACTTCTATTTGAACACTAGCTGAGTATTGTATGGGTGGGATAAAATCTACACTAACTGCTGATTCCTGACCTATGGTGTAGTTTCCTTTTCTTTTACAAGCTAATGAGTAATCAAAACCTATAACACGGTTTGTCGTTACATTGTCACATGTTATAGAGATGCTGCCCTGACTTGGTATGTCTATAGTAGGGTGGGCAACTACACCTGATGCGCTTTCTCCACTCCTAAGTTCATCAACAACAAAAAATTGAGCATTCACTTTTGGCACAGAACCAACAGCACAATTTACTGAGTAATTGGAAAGGTAACCACTCTCAAAACCATATGCACTGCCATTGTAATGCATACTGCCAGACATATTAACATCCCCTGTGTAGCTCAGGATGGGGTCATTATAAATCAAATATCTAGAGAATGAGACCTCTTGTTGAGTAGGTCCAGCAGTAGTGGTCATGCCTTTGCTAGTCCCAAGTGGGGTGACCAAACCTTTGGCACTTGAGTAGGACATATCGAAGTTTTCGATCCCGGACAGTTCTTGCCCAGAGATAAAAACCCTTACTTCATCATTGTATCTTGCTCCAAACATTACTTCCTAAGTTGGCCCCCCAATCTCTTTTCGTCTGTGATGACTTGCTTAACTACTGTTTTAATTCTTTCTGATAGCCTCTTCTGATCTTCAGAAGCACCCTCAGAGGTCTTGACGTTTTCTTTTCCTTCGCTATTTATAGTGATATTAATTTCGCCACCAGTAGCATCTTCAGTAGCACTTATTAGCTCATCTAGTTTTCCTACCAACTGAGAATTATCTCCACCTCCACCAGACCCTGAGTTAAGAGCTTGTAAATTTCCAGCACCTAATCTCTTGGTTGCAGAAGCGTTCATAATAAACTCTCCTCCTGATAGCATAGTCGGTACAGTATCCACTCCCGTGGAGCTTGATATCATTCCACCTGTAGCTTGTTTGTTAGAGAACAGGGATTTTAAGAAATCAAATAATCCTTTAGAGCCACTTTCCTGCATTGAGCTAACATACCCGGCACCAAAGTTTCCAAAACCACTTGCTCCTCCCCCAGTGATTGCAGTTCCTAGTAGATTAGATCCAAAACCTGAAGCTGCTGTCAAGAATTTGTTATC